TGAAACCTCCCCCGCCGAAACATGTTGATCTTAACGCTCGATTGAAGTGGATGCTGAAAAAGCAATTCGAGGAATCAAGGAATGTCACGGCCTCAAAGCAGAAGAGATATATCAGGGCCGCCCCAAAAGAAGATCCGGGAAGTCTCTCGGGCACCCGGCGTATCATCGACAGGGCGAAGAGGATCAGGCGACGAAAGATCGCTGCCGGGGCAATAAAATCCCTGTTCATGGACCAAGAAGGGAAATGTGTTTTCTGCAAGGAGCCACTCATTGAATATCACGTCGATCATATAATCGCGGTTGCAAGAGGCGGGGATGATAGAGAAGAAAATCTCCAGCTGCTTTGCCCGAGATGTAATCTTGCAAAGGGCGGCAAAGATCCCGCCAAGTTCATGCTTGAAAGGGGGATTATAACCAAGAAGGATCTGTTTCTTCTTTCCGGGCGCAGATCCAGATGAGCCGCCCGATCATCCGCCAGGATGTCATCGACTGCGCGAATTCGGAGTATTCCATCGGCGACACAGCGGAAGAATTGGGTGTGAGCTATCAGCGCCTTTATCGGTTCATCAAGAAAGAAAACCTGTACGATCTTTTCCGGCATGGAAATGCCAGCGTGAAAAAATTGAAAAAGTCGAAATATTGAATGGCCCCGGAGATCGTGTATAAGCAAGGATAAGTTGTAACAGTCGTCCCCATCCTCCCTGGAGAAGCCCCGGAATAGCCGCCGGGGCTTTTCTTTTTGGGGCCGCACCGGAAGCGGAACGCGATGGCGATGGAGGCAAGGGCGTGAGCGGATGCAGGTCTGCAACGGGAATCGATCGAACAGCGGATAAGACGGCACGGCGAAAGAAACTGTTCCTGACAGCATTCGAGCGGAACGCCTGCAATGTGATCGCCGCGTGCAAGGCGACCGATATCGGCCGCAGGACCGTCTTTACCTGGCGCAAGGCCGACCGGGAGTTCGATGAAGCCTTCATCGAAATCAACGAGCGGGATCTTGACTACACCGAATCACAGCTCAAGAAGAACATCAAGGCCGGGAAGGAAGCGTCGATCTTTTTCCACCTCAAGTGCAAGGGGAAGGCTCGCGGTTGGGTCGAGCGCCAGGAGGTCACGGGAGCCGACGGTGTGCCGCTGAACCCCGGCGTTTCCCACGAAGAGGAGCAGCGTTTAAGGAGCCTGTCGATTGACGATCTCAAGCGCATTCGCGACATCATCCGAAACGCAAACGGAGGAGATGAAGTCCCCGCCGCTGGACCTGATCGACAAGCTGATCGCGGAGAAGAGCCTCCACGAGTTCATTAAGCAGGCGTGGCACATCATCGAGCCGCTGGCGCCGTTCGTCCCGGGCTGGCACATCGAATCCCTCTGCGAGCATCTCGAAGCGGTAAGCGCGGGGCAGATAACCAGGCTCCTCGTAAACGAACCGCCGCGGACCATGAAGTCCGGGCTGATCTCCGTTTTCTGGCCAACCTGGGAGTGGGCGACACGCCCCACGACCCGATGGATGTTCTCCTCCTATTCCTCGGGGCTGTCGACGCGCGACTCGCTCCGCTGCCGGCGCATCATCGAGAGCCGCTGGTACCAGGAAAGGTGGGGCAATGTCTACCGGCTGACGGGCGACCAGAACGTAAAAACCCGGTATGAGAACGACAAGGCCGGCTATCGTCTTGCTACATCCGTCGGCGGGTCGGTCGTTGGGGAAGGTGCCGACATCCTTGTTGCCGACGATCCGAACAACCTCGACGAGATCCATTCGGATCCGGTTCGCGAGGGGGTGAATCGCTGGCTGGACGAGGTATGGAGCACCCGGATGAACGACCCGAAAACGGGTCGCCAAGTCGTGGTACAGCAGCGAGGCCATGAGCGGGACGCCACCGGGCACCTGCTATCCCAGGACGTGAAGTGGGAACACATCTGCCTCCCCATGGAGTTCGACGGGAAGCGGCGGTCGACATCTCTCGGGGCTTACGATCCACGGAAAGAAGCCGGCGAACTTCTCTGGCCGGAGCGGTTCGACGCGGTATCCCTGAAGGAACTGAAGACGCGACTTGGTTCCTACGGCGCCGCGGGGCAACTGCAGCAGACTCCTTCGCCGGCCGGCGGTGGGATCCTCAAGCGGGAGTGCTGGAAATACTACAAGGCGCTCCCCGAGAAGTTCGACGAGATTATCCTCTCGTTCGATATGACGTTCAAGAAGATGACCGACAGCGATTACGTCGTCGGGCAGGGCTGGGGCCGCAAGGGCGCAGACAAGTACCTCCTCCCGGTCATGATACGGGAGCGCATGGGGTTTGCCGCATCATGCCAAGCCGTGCGGAACCTGAAGGGCACGTATCCGAAGGCGACCGCGGTCCTCGTTGAGGACAAGGCGAACGGGCCGGCCGTCATCGAAACGCTGACGAAAGAGATCCCTGGGATCATCGCCATCGAACCGGAAGGCGGCAAGGAAGCCCGGGCCTTCGCGATCCAGCCTCAGCAGGAAGCCGGTAACCTGTACCTTCCGGATCCATCGATCGCATCGTGGGTCGAGGAGTTCGTTGGCGAGTGCACCTCGTTCCCCCGCGGGGCGAATGACGATCAGGTCGATGCATGCACACAGGCTGTCCATTGGTTGAGCAACCGGGCGATGCCCGGCTTCGCTTTCGCGTAAGAGACGGAGGAGGCATGCCGACAGAAGAGATGGACCTGTTCGCCGGAGTCGAGGCGGGGCTCCGCGAGAAGGCGGCCGCGCAAAATTCGGAAATCTCGCAACTCCTGTCCGCCGTCATCACCGGCGCTGGGGCCGGAATCGCCCCGGAAAAGACCTACGCGCAGCTGGTCGACGCCTACAAGTCCTGGATCTACACGGCGATCGACAAGATCGGAAAGACGCTCTCCACGAGGCCCATGCGGCTGTTCACGCTGCGCCGGAAGGACGGGACGAAGATCCTTGATCCGATGGCGATCTATCTGCAGATCAAATCACTCGGAACGGCTGCGGAGCAAGCGTACGCGCTCAAGGAGATGGGGGTCGAGAAGCGGGAAGTCCTCGAACATCCGTTCCTCGATCTCATCCATCGGCCCAACGACATCATGTCCCGGATGATCCTGTGGTACGAGACCGTCATGCGCATGGAACTCGGCGGGCTGTGCGCTTGGTATCTGCCAGCGAATGGGCTCGGGCTGCCGGGCGAGATCTGGCCGCTGCCGCTCACCCGTACCGCGGAGATCCGCGCGAAGGTCCAGGCGGATATGCGAATCGAGGCCTGGGTCTACCAAGACGGACAGGTGAAGAAGAACTTCCCCCCTCAGAATATCCTCGCCCTGAAATATCCGCATCCCGCTTCCCCCTGGCAGGGCTTCTCCCCGCTCATGGCGCAGACCTATCCCTACGACATCGACCTGTTCCTCATGCAGCAGCAGCGCGCGCTCCTGAAGAACATGGGCATCCCTGGGATGCACCTCCACACCGAGCAACAGCTTCTCAAGGACAAGCTGGACGAGATCAAGGAACAGATTCGCGAGCAGTGGGGATCCGCGACGCAGTCCGGACGGCCGCTCATCACGCACTCGGGCCTGAAAGCCGATAAGGCGGGCTGGTCCAACAAGGATATGAACGTCACAGGCTTGGCGAAATACGCACGCGAGAAGCTCATCACCTCCTACGACCTCTCCGAGGCGAAGCTCGGCCTCGAGGTCCCGTCCAACCGGGCGAACATGGAGGTCCTGGACGAGACGTTCGAGAAGGAGTGCATCAACCCGAAGGCCACGCTGATCGAGGAACAGATCAATACGTTCCTGATGCCGCGGTATGACAAGGGGCTGTTCTGCGAATTCGAGCGCGCGGATACCGGGAACCGGGAGTTCGAGCTCCTCGAGACGGAGATGGAGTTCCGCAACTTCGCCCTCACGGCCAACGGGTACCTGAAGCGCAAGGGCCGTCCTACGGTCCCGTGGGGGGACAAGCCGTTCATCCCGTTCTCGGTGATGCCTTGGGGAGAGGATCCTCCAGAGCCTCCGCCTCCGCCGAAGGAAGGAGCATCGGAGGAGAAGGCATCCCGCACCGACCGGCGCAACCGGCGCTGGCAGCTCTTCATCGCCCGCACCGCCCCTTGGGAGCGGATGCTGTCCGGGCAAATGAAAGGGTACTTCCACGCCCAGGGCGACGAAGTGATCGCGCGACTGAACCGGCTGGGCCCGCAGACCGAGGCACAATATGC